TTTTTCTTATTTGCTACTTTTCGACGATGCCAAAAAAGCTCGTGAAATTGAAAAGCGAGCTGGTTATTACTCAAAAGAAGCTAAAGAGCATCGTCGAAAAGTAGCAAATAAGAAAAAACAGAGTGAAGAGTATAAAAAAGCATATGATAAAAACGTAAGTAATCATAATGATCGAGAAACTACGAAGATATATTTAGGGGTTGCAGCCGCTGGGGATATATTGTTTAATCAAGGTCGAGGCACTATGGCTGTTGCTAAAATGGGACTGAGTACGGCTGGGACTGCTTATAACTTAGGTGCTGCCGCAGTTAATAGCTATAATAACGTTGATAGATCACACGTATATATTAATCCGGATGGTAGTGTAATTCGACGACCTAAGCCGAACTTTGCATCAGGAGTTGTCGAAAAATGGAACTAACCTACGACGATTACCTAGCCCACTACGGCGTCAAAGGCATGAAGTGGGGTGTACGAAAATCTCGAACCCCAGGTGTGTCCCGAAAGACAGACCGTGAAGCTCGAAAAGATGCCAAAGAGTATGCTCGTGCTAAAATGTTTTATGGTGAAGGCGCTGGAACACGTCGGAAGCTCATTAAGAATAGCGTAGAAGCTAAAGCGAAAAAAGACCCGACTTACAAAAAGGCTTTTGACAACCATTTTGCTTCTCAGGACATGAGCACCCATGCCCAAAAAGCTAGGCGTGAGCGAAAGCGAAAAGACGTCAGCTCGAACACCCGAAAAACTGTTCGTGGTGTTAAAAACTTAGCCTTGGGAACAGGCGCTTCGGCGACCACAGCGGCCGCTGTTATTTACTATGCCTCCCAAAACCCCCAGGTTCGAGCGAAGGTTTCGAAGGTTGGGAACACAGCTGTTCGCAATATTCAAAACCATAAGAATCGAGCGGCTGTTAAAGATTGGGCAAGAAAGAATGGGTTTTAACAATGGAAAATTTGGATTTAACCTACGATGACTACTTAGCCCACTACGGTGTTAAAGGAATGAAGTGGGGGCTTCGTAAGCGTCGATCTAGTTCCTCTTCTGGCCGTAAGTCTAAGCGTCGTTCTTCCCAGTCCACCGGTGAACCACACAACCACGAGAAGGCCAAGAAGGTTGCGAAGGGTGCAGCAGCCGCAGCAGTCGTGGCGGGAGGCGTAGCACTCGCTTATGCCAATCGCAACAATCCATCCGTTCGTCGCGGTCTGAGTTCGGTTGCTAAGATTAGTAACCAAATGAAGAACAAGACTGTTGATTCGGTTTACGATGTGAAGCTGAAACGTATGGCCAAGCGTGGTCAGAAGATGAATGCGAATAGTCCATTTGCTGGTAAGAATATTTATGAGGTTGCGAACATGACTGCGCCAAAGCAAACTCGTAAAACCAGTCCACAAGTCAATCGAATGATGAAGAAGGTTGACGAAGGCCGTTCTTACAAGGACGCGTTAGCCGATGAAGCCGTTCGCTATGGCGCAAAGCTCACCGGTCAATACGCTAAGGAAAAGGTTCGTCGAAAGTTTTCTCGACGGTCTTAAATCATATATTTAAGAAAGGAGGTGAGCATGGGTAAGATTCAGAATTATATTCAGCACGCTTGGAACGCTTTCCAAGATAAAAACAATAATCCTCTGGAGACTAGTTACGAACTAGGACAGTATCAAGCGATACGTCCGGATCGACCTCGTTTGCGTATTTCGAACGAGAGGACTATTGTTACGCCGATCCTAACACGATTGGCGATCGATGTAGCTGCCGTTGACCTCAGACACGCGAGGGTTGACGAAAACGAAAATTTCGTGGAAGAAGTAGATAGTGGTTTGACCAATTGTCTACGTTTCGAAGCGAACATCGATCAAGCAACTACAGCTTTTAAGCAAGACATTGCTTGGACATTGTTTGATCATGGTGTTGCAGCTATTGTTCCGGTGGACACGACGCTGAATCCGGACAAGACTGGCGGGTACGACATTAAAACACTACGTGTAGGAGAAATTACAGCGTGGTATCCAAAGCATGTCAAGGTTAATCTCTATAATGAGAACCGAGGTATGCGAGAGGAGATTGTTCTACCTAAAAGTTATGTGGCGATTGTAGAGAACCCGTTATATTCTGTGATGAATGAGCCGAACTCTACACTCAAGCGTCTTATGCATAAGTTGACCTTGTTGGACACTATTGATGAACAGCAAGGTTCCGATAAACTGAACATGATCATTCAGCTCCCTTATGTTATCAAGTCCGAGGCCCGCCGAAAGCAGGCTGAGCAACGACGTGATGACATTGAGATGCAGCTTCGTGAGAGCAAGTATGGTATTGCCTATACTGATGGTAGTGAGAAGATCACCCAGCTCAATCGATCCATCGAGAACGACCTTCCTCAGCAAGTTGAGTACTTGACCAACCTCTTGTACAGCCAGCTTGGCTTGACGAAGGAAGTAATCGACGGAACTGCATCCGAACAAACTATGCTGAATTATCAGGCTCGAACGATTAAGCCAATCATGAAGGCTATCTCAGAGGCTATGACTCGAACGTTCTTAACCAAAACGGCTCGTAGTCAAAGCCAGATGATTGTCTTCGGTTTCAATCCGTTCGAGTTGGTTCCGGTTAACAACATTGCAGAAATTGCTGATAAGTTTACTCGTAACGAAGTTCTCACTGCTAATGAGATTCGCTCGGCGATCGGTTTCCGACCGTCTGGTGATCCAAAGGCAGACAAGCTTCAGAATAGTAACATGCCTCAGCCGCAGGAACCCCCGCCACCTTCGGATGAAAACATCGACTCACCAATGCCATAGACGTAAGAAAGGAGACTGTCAAAATGGAACCCGATTTTAGTGGTTACGCCACAAAGTCCGGACTACGTTGCTCTGACGGTCGTACGATTATGCCTGGTGCCTTCGCTGATCAGGATGGAACTAAGGTTCCTCTAGTTTGGCAGCACGGGCATAGTGATCCAAACAATGTTCTGGGTCACGCTGTTCTAGAAAACCGAGACGACGGTGTTTACGCGTATGGTTTCTTCAATGACTCCAACGCTGCCGACACTGCTCGATCTCTAGTCAAGCATGGCGATATTACGGCCATGTCTATTTTTGCAAACCGACTTGTTGAAAAGTCTCGAAACGTAATGCACGGGTTTATCCGAGAGGTGAGCCTCGTGTTGTCTGGTGCAAACCCAGGCGCTCTCATTGACAATGTCAATATCCAGCACTCCGATGGATACACCGAGTATCTGGAAGATGAGGCCGTTATTTACACCGGCCTTGAATTGGAGCACGCTGACCAGTCAACCACTAACAATGTTTCTCAGGAGGAAACTGACATGGCAAACAATAACGGAGAAAAGACCGTACAGGACGTATTCGACTCCATGACCGAGGAGCAGCAGAACGTCGTTTATTACATGATCGGCGCTGCCCTCGAAGATGCTGGCGTTTCTGGAGACGCTGATAACGCTCCGGCTGATGATGACGAAGAGCTCGCTCAGTCCGGCTTCGCTGCTGACGGTACCCCCTACATCTCCCACAAGGAAGCTTTTGAAATGACCCGAAACGTGTTCGAAATGGCTAACCAGAACAACTCTGGTGACTCCATCCAGCACTCTGCATCTCTGTCCCACTCTGACGTAGAGGACATTGTCCGTGACGCTCGCAAGACCGGCTCCCTGAAGGAAGCGTTCCTGGAGCACGCTGCTGACTACGGTATTGAGGACATCGACTTCCTCTTCCCGGATGCTCGTTCTATCGAGAGCTCTCCGGAGTTCCTGAAGCGTCGCGATGAGTGGGTTGCCACCGTTATGGGCGGCATCAAGAAGTCCCCGTTCTCCCGCATCAAGTCCACCGTTGCTGATATTACCGCTGAGGAAGCTCGTGCTCGAGGCTACGTAAAGGGTAACCTCAAGAAGGAAGAGGTCATCAAGCTCCTCCGTCGTAAGACCGAGCCGACCACCATCTACAAGAAGCAGAAGCTTGATCGCGACGACGTTCTGGATATTACCGATCTCGACGTCATCGCTTGGATCAAGGCTGAGATGCGCATGATGCTGGACGAGGAAGTTGCTCGTGCAATCCTGATCGGTGACGGCCGTTCTGAGATCTCTGATGACAAGATCGACGAAGAGCGCATTCGCCCGATCGCTCTGGACGACCCGATGTACGCACACCGTGTCACTGTTCCAGCCGACGCAAACGCCGAGGCCATCATCGAGTCTCTGATCCGAGCTCGTGCTAACTACCGTGGCTCTGGTCAGCCGACCCTGTTCACCACCCTGCCGAACCTGACTGACATGCTCCTCCTCAAGGACAAGATGGGTCGCCGTCTTTACACCTCTCAGGATGCTCTTGCTTCTGAGCTGATGGCTAAGGAGATTGTCACGGTCGAGCCGATGGAGCAGACCGACATCTTCGCTATCTATGTCAACCTGAATGATTACACCGCAGGTGCTGACAAGGGCGGCGAAGTCTCCATGTTCGATGACTTCGACATCGACTACAACCAGCACAAGTACCTCATCGAGACTCGTATGTCCGGCGCTCTGACCAAGCCGAAGTCTGCTGTGGTTGTTCGCCGTCAGAAGGGCAAGCTGGTCACCCCGAAGTCCCCGTCCTTCAACTCTAACACCAACACGGTAACCATCCCGAAGATTGAGGGTGTTGAGTACACCATCGAGGGTTCCCCGGTCACCGGTGACAAGGTGATCACTGCTACCACTGAGGTTGACGCACATGCTGCGTCCGGTTACAGCTTCGAGCCGAACACCGTAGCTAACTGGACCTTCGTTCCGGCTAAGAAGAACGACGCCTAAGGGCTGAGATAGCATATGCCTAAGTTCTTCGGAAAAGTTGGCTATGGAGAGTCTGTAGAAAAACCTGAAGGCTCGGGCATATGGGTTGACGATATTCGAGAGATCTCTTATTACGGCGACGTAGTAAGGGATACTCGAAACATCAGCCCCTCCGAGAGCGTAAACGATGATCTAACTATCGGTAACTCTATTAGTATTGTTGCCGACGCGTTTGCGTTCCAGCATTTCTTCAAAATGAAGTATGTTGAATGGAGCGGGGTTCTCTGGAAAGTTTCTGAGGTTGAAGTTCAACGACCTCGTCTTATTTTGCGGTTAGGTGGTGTCTATAATGGGCCGACGGCTGGATCTCCAGAAACGTCTGGTTGATATTCTCGGTACCGACAGGGTCTATTTTCAACCACCATCTAACATCAACATGGTTTACCCATGCATTGTATATTCTCTGGAAACTTACGACACCAAGAAAGCCGACAATATTTCTTACCATGTAAGGGATCGGTATCAGGTGACTTATATTTCCAGAGACCCCGATAGTAAGATACCCAAAAAGATCGCTCAACTGTCTTTGGCATCTCACAATTCTCGATTTGTTAAAGACAACCTGTATCACGACGTTTTTACACTCTATTTCTAGGAGGAATAGACAATGACGAAGCTTGTTTGGGATGCCTCTGGCACCCGCACTTATGAAACTGGTGTTGACCACGGCGTCCTCTACTTGGAGGACGATAAGAAGGGCCGTTACGGCAAGGCCGTCGCCTGGAATGGTCTCACCACCGTTACTCAGTCTCCTTCCGGTGCTGAGCCAACCCCGCTGTATGCGGATAACATCAAGTACCTGAACCTGACCTCCGCTGAGGAGTTCGCAGCCACCATCGAGGCTTACACCTACCCCGATGAATTTGCCGCTTGTGATGGTTCCTACGTTGTCCCGACCGCTGGCAAGCTGTCCAACCCGTTCTCCGGTATTACCATTGGTCAGCAGCCTCGTAAGCAGTTTGGTTTCGCTTACCGTACCATCAAGGGTAACGACGAGAAGACCAACGACTACGGCTACAAGCTCCACCTCGTTTACGGTGCTACCGCAGCTCCGTCCGAACGAGCTCACGCTACTGTGAATGACTCTCCTGAGGCCATCACCTTCAGCTGGTCTGTCTCCACCACCCCGGTGGCTATCAAGGGCCATGATGATCTGAAGCCGACTGCTTTGGTTGAGCTGGATTCCACTGTTCTTCCGAAGAAGTTCATGGAGGTTATCGAGGCTAAGCTGTTCGGTAGCAAGGAAATGGACGGCTATCTCCTGCTTCCGCACGAGATCATCGAGCTCTACAAGTCCATCGTAGGCGACTCCGGCGGCTCCAGCAACTCTGGCAGCAACCCGTCTGGCGGCGCTAGCCAGTAATTCTAATTCCTATTGAGACAAAGGAGGGGCGTTGATGCTCCATCTAAAGGTTGTCATCTCTGAGAAGTATAACTCGGAGACCAACGAGTTCGTGACAGACGAGTTTAATCTTGACATGGAGCATTCTCTCCTTTCTTTGTCAAAATGGGAGTCAGAACACGAGAAGCCGTTTGCGACGGATGATGAAAAGACTCCGGAAGAATGGCTCTCGTATTTCAAACTTATGACTATCACCCCCAATGTTCCAGACGATGTTTACAATTGTCTTAGTTACGAGAACATGGTTGATATTAAAAACTACATAGAAGCTAAGCGCACCGCGACCTGGTTCAGGGATACTCGAAACCCGTCTTTGAACAAAGCCACGATCACATCCGAGCTTGTATATTATTGGATGTTCTCTTATGGCATCCCCAAGGAATGTGAGAACTGGCACTTCAATCGTCTGATGACTTTGATTCGAGTATTCAGTGTAAAGAACCAGCCTGAAAAGAAGAAGTCGCAAGCAGAGATCGCCGCTGAGAACAGGGCACTCAATGCTAAACGAAAGGCGCAGCTTAAAACTAACGGTTAGGAAGGAGGTTCTATGGCTACCGTTATTGATTTTTCAGCAGGCCTTCCATCTGTGGAGTCTTTGAAGAAGAGTGGGCACGAAGGCGTCATGCTATATTGTTCCCCTCCTCGTCAAGAGTGGATGAAGGCAAAGCAACCGCCTAAATCTTATCTCGATTCTCTAGAGAAGAACGGGATTAAGTTCGCATTCGTATGGCAGTTCCGAGGGGGTAGTGGTAATCCTCAAGATTCCGATACTGCTCGAGGGAAAACTGGAGGTATTGAAGATGCGAAGCTTGTCTCTCACTATCTCCGTTCCATTGGACGAGAAAACCTTCCGGTTTATTTCGCAGTGGATTTCAACGTCTCCCTTAGCTATTGGAATTCTACTGTATCTCAGTATTTCCGAGGTGCAGGAGAGGTTCTGGGTCGACATCGAGTGGGAATCTATGGACATTCTCGAGTCGTCGACTGGGCTCGAGAAGACAATCTGGTTGCTGGACTTGGAGGTGGGCGTGTACTTGGATGGGTGACGAAGTCCTGGAGTCAGGGTGTCACTGGATCTGATTACGCAGCTCTCTATCAAGGCACCCATAACGTCACCGGACCTGATGGGATTTCCGTTGACATCAACACTGTATATTCTGACAACTGGGGTTGGAAGCCAATTGATCCGAGCCCTAAGAAGGTGACTAAAAAGGTGAACATTCCCACTCAGTATCAGAAGATTCGTCCTAACCCCCGCCACCGTGGCGACCCGGTATTTTTACCAGAGGTTCTTCGAGCATTCGGTGTTCCTGTTAAGGAGCTACCAGGCTGGAAGGAATGGGGTATGGGCGACTTCGATCGTATTTGGGGCGTAGCGGCTCACCACACCGGATCGAACTTCACCTCTGCTGAGTATATTGCTCGAAATCCTGGTTTGGAAAACGCCCTCTCTTCTCAAATCCATTTGTCCCGGCAAGCTCCATATACTGCGACGCTCTGTGGTGTTGGTGTTGCATGGCACTTGGGTAAGGGATCATATCCTGGACTCCCGACCAACAACGCTAACCCATTTATGATTGGCATCGAACCTCAATCAAATGGTACTGACCCATGGCCTCCAGGGATGCTCGACGTATATTATCGTATTGTCGCAGCAATTCTCTGGTACTTGGGTCTGGATGCCAACCGCTGTATTTCTCACTGGGAATACTCTCTCGTCGCCCAAGGAAAGTGGGACCCTGGTGCTGGCGATGGCGTCGTCGGCCACCTCATGGACATGAAGAAGTTCCGATCCCACGTTCAGTACTATATTCAGAACCCACCATTCAAGAAGGAAGAGGAGGACGACTTGTCTTCTGAATTTGATAAGCAGTATAAGTCTCGCTACCCTGGATCTAACTACAAGGGTTCTCTGCGAGATTATATTCTCAACGCTGATGCCCACGCGTTCGCTTCTCGTGTTAACACCGAAAAGCTGCTGAAGCTTCAGGAAGAGAACAACCGACTGCAAAAGGAAAACAATCAGACCAACAAGGAACTCGCCAAGGCGCTGAACAATCTCGCTGAGGCTTACCGAGGTAATAAGTAGGAGGTCATCATGGCTAACGGCGGATACGCATCTATTGTTCAAGTTGCCCAGCAGGCCAAGGACAATCAGAAGAAGACTCAGACGAAGTCGAACACTGTCGTCACGATTTGTGGCTTTGTTGTCACGGTCCTGATTTATATTTTGACGGAGCTCATGAAAACGGGCTACGACTGGGTTCCCGAGTGGACCCCGCAGCTGGTTACGTTCTTGGGCTTCGCAGCTACGGCGCTTGGTGTATCCAAGACTAAGAACTACATCACGGATGGCACGATCGAACAACTCGAAAAGGCTGTTTTGGAGATGATTGATCGAAACCACGATAATCGTGTTCGTCCGGTCGCTCCAGGAATCATGCCGACGCCCGCTCCGGACAACGCTGAACCCCAGGGCTATATTTCGAACCCGATTGTTGTCAACAAGAACGAAGAAGAGAGCCAAGCTCGTCCGGTCTCGCAATCGGATGACGATCTAGCAAATTCTTTGGATGCGCTAGCTCGAAAGTTCGCAGAAGAGCGGTGATGAAAGTGCGCGGGGTTATTCCTGAGAAAGCAGTACCAATCTTAGGGCGCATTTACCAGTGGGTCATGACGGATGCAGGTGTTTTCCTAATTCTAGGAACAGCGTTCTTCAGCAAAGGGTTGATTTATTTTATCAAAGGTGTCCCGCGTTTTTCTGAGCATGTTTTAGAAACCAACCTCACCCAAGAGCTTCTTGGCGGGCTATGGATCTTCTTTGGCATCCTAATGTTTTGTGGGTGTTTCATTAAGAACACATATTATCAAGCGTCTCTGATTGGTTTATCCGTCGGAATACTTATGATGTGGGGTCTTGAGTTTTTTAAGTATGAAACCTCGGTATTTTTACAATACGGTATAGTCCATCTGACTTTGTCGGCGATGACTCTTTATACTATAGCTCGCGGTCGCGAAGGTAATATTCGAATTTCGAAAACTTCGACCCCTCCTTTAGAAATCATGAATGTTTCGGACGACAACGTCAAGGTTTCGAAGGATGGGACGAATGGACATTAACTTTGAATATTTATCTACGATCGCTTCCGGGCTTGCGTTTGTTGTTGTCACTACAGCTGGTTTCTATGCTAAGTATAAGAATGACGGCTCACAAAAAGAGACCAAAGCTATTAAAGCTAAGGTTGAGAATGCCTCCAATCTAGGCGAAGCCGTTCGAGCTTTGGCAATTGAGATTGCCGAGCTGCGAGCCAGCCAAGAAGAGTTGCAGCTTGAGAAACGCGTGATGGAAAACCGCAATGAAAACCTTCGTAAGCGATTGGCCGAAGTAGAGAAGATCATTAAGCAAAAGTATCCAGCTGCTTTGGCCACGCTTCGAGAGTACAAGCGACTCCACCCGGACAGTACTGTTCGGATCCCGGACATCATTGCTCCAGATCTCTAGGTAACAGGAGATATTTATAAGATGCTAAGGCGATTGGTTTCTCCTGGGTCGCTTCGCATCTTATACATTTAATTTAATTTTTTATCTTTTCGATGAGGAGACCACTATGAGTAAAATTGAATGGGGGAAACACGTAAACAAACACTATAGTGGCGTTTCGCATGGCGTGCTATACCCTGATGGGAAGTCTGGTGTCCCGTGGGACGGTATTATTTCTGTAAGTAAGAGTCTTGCGGGTGAAGATTCGGAGCCGATCTACGCTGACGGCGAGAAGGTTCTGGATATTCCGAAGCCACGCGAGCTCTCTGCGACCATCAAGGCGTACACATATCCTGACGAGTTTCTTCCTTTTGACGGATATGAGTCGTACAAAGACATTGCTGAGATTGGTGAGCAGACTCCGTATGATACGTTCTCATTTTCTTACCAAAGTCTCATTAACGGTGGCCCTCATTACAAAATTCATATTTTCTTCAACCTGACTGCGACTCCCGCAGAGGTTGATCACAACACGATCGGCGATGAAGTAGAACCGATTGAGTTTGCATGGGACGTTGTGGGTAAACCAGTCGAGTTACCCAAGACATCTCTTCGACCGTCGTCTTATATGACCATCGACTCTCGAGTCTTGGACAAGAGTCCTTCGATCAAGAAGGATATTTTGTCGGCTCTGTATGGCGACGATAAAAAAGACCCGTCGATCCATCGTTTTCTAGAGGTTCTCACTGGAGAGAAGCTTTTTAGAGAAGGGTTCGTAGTTGTTGAGCAGAATGATGTCGAATGGACTCTCTGCGGACCCGATCATCTTATTTATGAGTCCGATGGCGAGTGGGTTGTTACTGACTCGAACGCCACTATTTATGAAGACGGAACTTTTCTAATCATTGATGATACCTAGGAGAAATCAATGCCTAACCAGGTCAGGGGTATGACCCCGGAGGCCATTCGAGCCTTATTTAAGCGGAGTTTTGATGCTCAAGCTGATCAATTAACTTTGAAGTTAAGCAATTACAACGACGAAGTCTCGGCAATGAAAGCCGCTATGGATGAGTCTCTGGCAGCGCTGAACAAAGACGTCACTTCCTCCATCGACAAGGCCGCTTCGGAAGCAAAGCGAGCCAACGACGCTATCGTTGCTTTGAATGCGTTTGACAAGGCTGTTGCTAGCCAGATCTCTGGAATGCTAGACCAATCGCAAGCGGCCATTGCGGAAGCTAACGCTCTTCTTGCTCAGATGCCCGAGTTTGAGAAGAAGGCTCAGGACGCCATTGACAAGGCGGAAGATGTTTCGAAGAGCCTGACGAACTACAAAGAGTCTCAGCAGAAGCTTCTCAATGAGCTGAACAAGAAAGCCGACAATCTTCAAGGTGAGTTGGCTGCTCAAGACTCGAAGATGGCTCAAGCTCAAGCAGACTGGTCGAAAGACTTCGAGGCGTTAAAGAAATCCGTAAACCAATCAGTTGATGGAATCACCAAGGGGCTTTCTAAAGCCGTTGAAGACCAATTGAAGATTTCCCCGACGCTGTCCGCTTTGTCGAACAAGCTTGATTCGACTAATGACTCGTTGTCGAAGCTGAACGACGATTACAAGAGCGTTGGTAAAAAGGTTTCGGATATTTCCAGTAAGGTTGAGCCGCTTTCTCAGCAGGCTAAGCAGGCTGCGGATGATGCTCAGAAGGCCGTTGACGCTTTGCGCAACCCAAAGCAAATTGGCACGTCTATATTGACGGTTGACCAGATCACCGGAAAGCCGCATTGGGCAAAAGACGCCTCCTTAGCTTCCGAAAAGACGCCGGATGGTGAGAAAACTTGGTGTGTAGAACCATCCACTAAAATTTCGCACGACATCGAAGCTTCTCGGGTTGTTGTCGATCCTAGGATTCCATATAAGATCGAGTTCTGGGCGCGAGCTGATCCTCCGGGTAATCAGCTGTCTTCGTCTTACTTTGGAAATGGGTATGCGTCTCCTTTTGATAAAGTTGAGGGGAACATTCCACAAAAAGAACACTATTTGCCATACATACTCAATCTTCCGACTAAATGGACGAAGTATGAGGCGGTTGTTCGCTTCAAGCCGGAGGTAGAGTCTGTTGTAATGAAAGGCTTTAGTTGGAATAGTGAGTACCATTCCAGTGATAAAGCCAAACAATACGTTGGCGGTTTCAAGTTCTTCCCGCTTATTCCCGATCAAGCAGAGATTGACAGGCTTCAGAACAACGCGATTCTGAAAAACACCAAGATTGGTGAGTCGAACACCAACGCTATTGACGCTATTAACGAGGGCATGAAGGCTCAAGCCACTCTCAACAAAAAGCAGCAAGAGTGGAATGCCGTTCAGAAGATCGTTAATGATAATCAGCAAGCTTGGAACAAGACCCAGGAGACGGTTAACCAAAACCAGTCAAAATGGAACCAAGCTGCCGAAGATTATAAGAAACTGAACGATCGTCTGTGGGGTAAGCAGGGTGAGATCAACAAACTCAATCAGGCTATTGATGCTAATCAGACGGAATTGCTGGCAGTTAACACCAGGGCGATTCAGAGTTTGACGAATGGCGCCAATGTTATCCCTTACCGCACTCCGACGACCACTGAAGTGGCAAACGGCTACAACGAATGGACTCGTCCTTGCTGGGCTAAGACGTCATTTACACGACAACAAGACGACAGCGTTTACAAAGGGTTTGGATATTATACTCTTGATAAAACCGAGTATTGTCCAGCTGTTTTCTTTACCATTGACCCGTCGATTGAGTATGACTTTGAGGTTTGGCTTAGGGGTACTGAAGGAGGCGTTGTATTTGTCGAAGCTCGAGATGTCCAAGGGTCTCTAGTCAAGGTTCAAGGCGGCGTTTACGGAGACAACAAACCCGATGAAGTAACGACTCGATCGGGCGGTTATTTGGTTGACCGAAAAGTCACCCACCCCAAATGGACAAAGTATAAAACTCGTCTGAAATTCCAGGGTGATGCGACTCAGATCAAAATTCATAGAATTTACGGAAACCACCCCGCCGGAGTCCAACCCGCGACGCTAGACATCGGCGAGGACATGCGTCTTTACCCGCACATCCCTTCTCAGGACGATGTGAACAAGGCTTTGATGGATGCCGACAAGGCTCTTAAGGATCAGATCGACGCAAACACCAAGATTGACCGAGCTCAGACTAAAGCCGATGAGGGTTTCTACAAAGCCATCAAAGCTCTGAGCATGCCCGAGGAAGCTAACTCTCTTCTTGCATACATCGAGCCATCTGACGCTGAAATCAAAGCCGCATACGAGTCTGGTAAATCTAGCTCCATTGTCTACGACCAACCTGAGTGGACTTTGTTCGGGTACGAGAAACCAACCCGTCTTTCAACAAGTATTTCTGACAAAAACCTTGCCGGTCAATGGACCATCGCGGCTTCAAATAATGAGGGCGCCCAAAAATATCCTTCGGGGGATGCGTCCTTGATGCCTATTATCAAAGGAGTTTCGTATAAGCTTAGTTTTTGGGCAATGACGAGCACGAAGGAATCTAAACTTTATCTTCGGTTTTACAACCAAAACCTAAAAGAACCATTTTCGAATTGTGTCGGGTTTATTGATGGGAAGCAAGACCCTGGCTTGAGCAAGAAAGGAAATTCTAGATTTGTGGCAAACTACCTAACACTTCAAAACGGTTACCACAAATACGAATTCAGGATAGATTTCACTCCAGACACTGATTCGGTCCGCTTAGACGGAATTGGATGGCATTTTTCCAACACAAGCGGCGTCCAACGCATTGTGGGAATGCAATTCGTCCCGGATATTCCATCTCAGGCTGAGATTGATAAGGCTCAGAACAACGCCATTATCAATAACTCGAACGCCATTGCCATCAACAACTGGTCTGACAAGATCCAGGCGATGGTCAACGAGAACCAGCAAAAGCAGCTTGATTATCTCCAAGAATTTCAACAGGCTGCCGTACAAAGCCAAGATATGACGGCGACTCGATATTTGCGCATTCAGTTGAAAGAAGGGTGGTCGATAGAAAGCCCCGACTTCGATAAGTATTTTTATGTTTATAAAAATGATGACTTTTGGAGCGGTAAAGACATCGACCTTTATGTCCAAGGAAAGCACAACGGTCTTTTGGACGTTCACTACAGATACGAGGTTGCTCTTGGGCCGATTAGTTTAGTCCCCATGACGAGCCAGACTGAGAGTTATGCCATCGAAGACGGTTTGGTAAAATATAGGTCCGGTGATTCGTATGCGTACTATCGGAACGTACGCATGAATTTCGCTAGTATTAGAACTATGTACGATGTTTTGCTTGTTTACCACCCTCGTGAATTGCCGAATGGTAAAACACCGAACTTCCCATCCCCGCCAAACCTCAAGATCAACTTTCCACCTAAACCAACCCTTCGTGAACTTGAATAGGAGTTTATATTATGTCTCTTGACAACATCACTGCAATTAAGCAAGCTATTGAAAACCTTGAAGAGGAGGATTACCGCGATATTTCTCTTTGGATCAATTCTGACGAGCGTAAACGCCGTCAATCCATCGCGGCATCCGAAGCGGCTAAGGCTGAAGTCCTTAAGGACATGATCGCCAACGGTGTGATCGAAGGCCCGAAGCGCGAGGAGCTTCCTCATCTTCTGGAGCAAAAGAAAGACGGAAAACTTCCAGAACTTAACGCTCTCCCCGCCTGGGTTGACCCCGGAAAAGACCTTCTCAAGATGTATATTCCAGGCTCCGTGATCCAGCATGGCGATCGTGTTTATATTAGCACCTTCGCTGGTATGAATCGCAAGGAGCCAGGAGCCGAAGGCGTTTATATTGATGTCTGGGAGGACGTCACCGATCGTCTTTACACGCCTCAGGCCGACCTTGAAGCAGAAGACTACAAGGACGAGACCTTCGTACAGCCTCGTAACATCGAGATGGCGTACCAAATCGGCGATGAAGCTATTTTTAACGGTACTCGCTACCGCTCCGTCATTTCCGACAACATGTACTCCCCGGAAACATATCCTGAGGGATGGGAGCGCGTATAACCCATGCCATCGTTCTCATTCGAGTCGGTGGGTAACTTTGAAAAGACCGATCGTTTTCTCAAGAGAATGTCTCGGGATGAAATTTTCAAAGCGTTAGATAGCTACGGCGCAAAAGGCGTGTCCGCCCTTGTAGCAGCTACACCTAAAGACTCGGGTGAGACTGCTATGGGGTGGTCTTACGAAATTGAGCGTCGTGGACGTTCTTACGTTATCCACTGGATTAACCATCATGTCAACCAAGGCGTAAACATCGCCGCAATCATCCAACTTGGACACGGTACTCGCAACGGTGGCTACGTCCAAGGTATCGATTATATTAACCCGGCTCTTCGACCGGTTTTCGAAGAAATCGCAAACGATGTGTGGAGAGAGGTGACAAGGTAAATGGCAACAATTGACGAGCGCGTTGTTAAGATGCGTTTTGACAACGCTGGATTCAAGAGTGGTATTTCTGATACTATCTCTCTGCTCGATCGTTTTAAAAGCAAACTGAATCTTAAAGGTGCGTCCCAAGGCATTGACGATGTTCAGTCCTCGGTAAACCGGTTTAATCTTAATCCACTTACCGCAGGTGTCAGTGCGGCTCAGAACAGCTTTAATGCTCTGCGAACTGTAGCCTTTGGCGCTTTTGCTTCTATCGGTGCAAAGGCAGCCGAGACGGGAACCCAGCTTGCTCATTCTTTGACTTTGAAACCAATTATTGAAGGTTTCCAAGAGTATGAGCTGAAGATGGGATCAATCCAGACCATTTTGGCAAACACTCAAGCCAAGGGTACTGGTCTGGAAGACGTCAAGGCAAGTCTTGCCGAGCTGAATACTTACGCCGATAAGACGATTTACAACTTCGGCGACATGACCCGTAATATTGGTCTGTTTACTAACGCAGGCTTGGGTCTTGAGGAATCCACTTCGATGATTAAGGGTTTCTCTAACGCCGCTGCCGCCTCGGGTACTAACGCAACGGCTGCCGCTGGTGCTGCATACCAGCTTTCCCAGGGCTTGTCTGCGGGATATTTGACTGCAATGGACTGGATGTCTCTTACCAACGCTGGTATGGGCAACAAGAACATGCAGACCGACCTTATTGCTATTGCAGATGCAATGGGCACGTTTGAAAACGGCTCCTCTTCGGCAGAAGAAGCAACTAAGGACTTCAAGAATACTCTGGCCGATGGTCAGTGGCTGACCAAAGACGTCATGTCGACATATTTGCAGGCCATGGCTGGCGATCTGGACGAAGCAGCTCTTAAGGCAAAGGGTCTTAGCGATGAGACCATTAAGAGCATCATGCAAAACGCCAAAACCGGCGAAGAAGCAGCAACCAAGGTTCGAACCCTCACCCAGTTGATGGATACTCTCCAGGAGGAGATTGGTTCTGGCTGGGCCGAGACGTGGGAACTTGTGTTTGGTGACTTCGAGGAAGCTACTGATCTCTTCAGTGGTATTCACGACGCTATTGCTCCTGCGGTAGACGCTACAAGCAAATTCCGCAACGATATCCTGCGGACGTTCGCGGATATTGGTGGACGTAAGGCGCTCTTCGATGGTATTGGAGAATCCTTCCGCTTCCTTGGAGAACTGCTGAAGCCTGTTGGTCAAGCGTTCAAAGAAGTGTTCGGACGAGGTCGAGACGCTGCTGATTTTGCTCAACAGCTGAAGCATCTCTCTGTAACTTTCCGAGACTTTGCCAAGGGTCTTAGTGTTTCGAGCGAGACGGCCGATAAGATCAAGCGAACCTTCAAGGGCTTATTCGCGGTCTTCTCCATTGCAGGACAGATCATCGGCGCAGTCGTCAAGGCTATATTTGGCTTGGTTGGAGCTACTGCTGGTGCCTCGGGTGGATTCCTGAGTGTTACGGCGGCTATTGGCGACTTCCTTGTCAAGGTTGACAACAGTCTTCGGTCTAGTGGCATCCTCAATTCCATCCTCAAGGGTCTTGGTGCGATTCTCAAGGGCGTAGCTACTGGGTTTGGTGCAGTTGGTCGAGCCATGATCAACTTTATCACCGGTGGTGAAGAGGGCGCGAACGTCTTTACACGTCTGAAAGATGCTGCAAGTGATGCACTCGGTTTCCTCTCCGGCTTTGGTGAGAAGATTAGCGACGCGCTTCAAAATGGAAGCGAAAAGCTGGGTGAATTCCCCTGGGGCAAGATATTTGGTGTCGGCACTGGTGTCGCAGGAGCTGGCGGACTTGTTGGAATCTTTATTTCCATCCGAAAGATCATCAAGAATGGTCTGGACGTCAATCTCTTCAGCAGTGTCTTTGATTCCCTTAAGGATACGCTCGGTGCAGCCAAGGAGACCTTCGAGGGCGTAAGTGACGTCTTTGATTCTGTCACCGATTCCCTGAAGGCCATGCAACAAGACCTGAAGGCGGATATTCTGCTGAAGATTGCTGCGGCTGTAGGCATCTTGGCCCTCGCCTTGATTGCTTTGGCTGGCGTTCCGGCAGGAGACCTTGCGAAGGCAGCAGGCGCTATTGCAATTCTGACGGCTGAACTTGTCGGAGCAATGAAGCTCTTGACAATGATCAACCCGAAGAACATTATGATGGTTCAATCCCTAGCTACGGCAATGGTGGCTGTGGCTACGGCAGTTCTTATTTTGTCGAGTGCTGTTAAGCGACTTTCCGAATTGAGCTGGGGTGAACTAGCAAAGGGTCTTGCTGGTGTTGCAGGATCTATGGCTATCTTGGCTGGTGGTCTACGACTCATGCCCGACCAAGGTGGTATGGTTCGTATGGGTGCTGGACTTATTCTCGTGGCCACGGCTCTCAACATCATGTCTTCGGCAGTTAAGTCTATGTCCGACATGAGTTGGGGCGAGATGGCCCAGGGTCTGGTTGGCGTCGCTGGTTCCATGGCTATATTGGCTGGTGGGCTCCAGTTGATGCCGAAGGAACAGATGATGTCTATCGGCGCCGGTCTTATTTTGGTCGGTGCTGGACTGAAGGTCGTAGCTTCGGCAATCCAAACCTTCGGGTCCATGGATATTGTCACCCTGGGCAAGGGCATCCTGGGTGTTGGTGGCGCCTTAGTTGTCTTGGGTGGCGCTCTGCGTCTTATTCCAAACAACATGATGGCTACTGGCGCTGGGCTGGTTGTTGTCGGCGCAGGACTTCAGGTTATTTCTGGCGCTATCGTCAAGCTTGGTGCTTTGGATGTCACAAGCCTGGTTAAGGGTCTTGCTGGAATCGGTGGTTCGCTGGTTATTATCGCCGGTGCAATGCAGATCATGCCAAAGAACTTGCCAGTGACCGCCGCAGGGCTTCTCATGGTCTCGGCTGCTTTGACTGCGATTAGTCAAGCTGTTATTTCCATGAGCGGTATGAGTTGGGAGGAGATCGCTAAGGGTCTTGTGGCTCTGGGCGGCTCCCTTGCAATCCTGGCGGCAGGACTTTATGCAATGAGTGGCGCCTTAGCTGGTGCAGCGGCGTTGACTGTTGCTTCGGTCGGTATATCTATGCTTGCTGGTGCTGTGATGC